GTTTTAATAGGGTCAAGTTCTTGGATATACTAATTTATCAGATTTGAATGCGGTGAGAGTACCTTGGCTTTCAGCTATAACATACTGTATCTTCTTATCATGGATAGAAACAGTTTGATCTTTAATCTTATATTTTCTACCATTGAAATGCAATATGAAGATTTGTCCTATTGTAAGCTGTGATATTGGAATTGGTTTAGTTAATAATACCATACTGTCCTCCTTTTAATTTTATGTATTTTTTTAAATAAATAAATTCATCATGTTCTTTATTACTTGCTGCTCTTACTCCCCAAGATATTCCAGGTATTATTGCAATATAAGTGAACATAAGATACCTTCTAATTTTAATTCTAAATATCCACCATTTCCAATATACAGTTTTAATTATAGCATCACGTTGAAATGTAGGAAGGTCATAACCGGGAACATCAAAGGCATTTAGATTTACTTTTTTGCTTTTTACCTGTATCATTTATCCTCCTTTTAATTCTTGTTTTATTACGTCAAGGTTATCAATAACATACTGCTTAACTCTTGGGAAACTATCAAACATACTACTTTCATACATGTACATTAGATATTGAGCAGGTACATTTCCCATTTCTGTACCTTTATGCTTTCCCATAGGCATAATATCTTTATCTGTCATGGGTGGTAATTTAATAGGTTCTCTAGCCATCTTTTTTAGTTTTTTCTTCCATTTCAGTAATATAAGTTTCCCAACCAACTTCCTTAGCATGAAGTATATGATTTGTACAAGCTTGCATCATTGCACCAGTAGCTTCGTTACCAATTGCTTCATTCATAACTTTCTGCATTGCTTTCATATCATCATTTTCATTGGTTGTTACACCATACATATTCTCAAATTCATCAAATGTTGGATTAGCCCCTTCATGATTATCTAACCAATCCATTCCTGTAATAACCATTTCTTTACAAGCACTTTCATAACCACCACCCATGCCTGATATTTCACCAGAATTTTCTGTGTACTGATATTTACTCATTTTCTTTTGTTTTAAAGTTATCAGAAAAAATTTCCATTGTTAAATCAGAATCATCATCTTTAACTTCAAGTTTAGTACCAATTAAGGACTGATCTTTCTTATCCTTTTTCTTTATATCATAAATACACCTATAGAGATAGGATATTAATCGGTATGGTCTTTCACAATGAATCTCAATTACTACTCTCATGTTTTTTCTTTTGATTTATAGCATTAAGATAATCAACTGCTGTTGTAATAGCAAAATCATCATCACTTGAACCAAATGAAGTTAATTCCACACCATCTTTCTCAATAAAGACTGCTGTTTGTTCAGGCCAAAACTGAATTGATATTTCATATCTATCAGAGTACCTTATTAATTCAGCTAACTTTAACAAGTCAATCTTCTTCATATTTCTTTTATTTTAGGATGCGGAAAGTAATAGGCACATAATTGCTAACCATATGATTAATAAGATTACCGCAATCTTTGTTTCAAAAAAATTATCTCTCATGGCCTAGAGTATTTAATTGTTTAATAACATCTTCTAAGCGTTTAATATGCGTAGCATATCTGGTATCATTAGGCTTGCTTCTTATATCTGCAATAAGTTCTTTAGCAGCTTTAACCAATTCATCTTCATTATTATTTAATTCTTTTAGATAATCTGTTATAGCCCATATTAAGTGAGGTTCAAATATCTTTTTAAATACTTCATCACTTATAACATATGGGCCTTTATCCCATCCATTAGTTACTCCACTTGTTATTGCAAATCTTAATGTGCTTTCTGCGTCACTCATAAAAGTTGTTTTAATAGTTTATTCAAGTATTATTACGTTATCACCATCATCTTCATCTTCCCATTTTGTCCAATAGTTATCTAAATCTTCGTTAGTAGACATTTCATCCCATTCTTCGCTTGTGTATTTTGAATGTAGACATTCATCAGAACAGTAATGTTCTTCTCCACCTGCAATGACAAATCCTTCTGTCATTGTTTTTCCACAACAATCACATATTGGCATAAAATAAGTTTAAAGATTATTTAATCATCTTTATTACTCCCTCCCCTATCATCACTAGTATCGTTATCATTATCGCTATGACTGTCAGTATCATCCCTATCATTATCTCTAGTATCATAGTTACTACCTGCGCCAGCACCTCCAAAGGAGCCACCACCATATTCATGTTGAGGTGTATCATCTTGATTGGTTTGGTTTCTAGTATCATTTCTTACATCATATGACCAGTCACTAGTATCAGGTCTATCAAATACAGGTAAGACTACAGGAAATGTTTCATTATCATCCCTGTCTGGTGGTCTATACCTTGCAGTACCAGCTACTCTTATAAATCTTATCTTGTCCATGAAATGTAAAGCATCATATTCAGCTTCACTAATAAGAATACCATAACTATACTCTTTACCAGTTCTAGTAGTAAAGCCACGAAAACATTTAAAGTCTGACATAATTATTGTTTTTTTGATCTTAAATGAGAAACAAATGCTTCTGCTGATTCTTCCATTTCTTTTTCTTGTACTTTATTCAACATAGTTTGAACTTCTTTAGCAAATGTTGTAAGTTGATTTACTCGTTGCTTCTTTTCTTCTAATGTTGAATAAGAACGTAATGGGTTATAATTATGCTTATCTGGTGCAGCAGTATCTCCGAATCTTTCATGCATTATAACTTCCATTTGCATTTTATTTAAACTACTTCCTATGCCCTGCATGGCATATTGTAATAAACGCATTGCACTAAATGTAGGTGTCATAGTTTTTATTTTACTGATTTAATTAATTCTCTTTTACCATTAGCTAAAACTCCCCAAATATTTCCTCTATATAACTTAATAGCTTGTGTATATCTATAATCAGTATGACGTTTAGTAAATCTTTTAGATTTAGAGGACATTTTACCAATTATGATGAATTCAACATATTTGCTTTGTTTGTCTGATATTTCTTCATCTGTTATCACTTTTCAAATTTTGATTTGTTAGGAAATTTTTCAATGAGCATTTCTTTGATTTCATCAGTTAATCCTCTATCACTAACTGATATTACTGTGAAGTTAGGTAATACTTGTCCCGGTTTGTACATTAAACAATCTGACTTTCTCTTAATTCTATATGCTATATCAATAGTACTATGATTAAGCAGATTGTTAACATACATTGTTTTTGTTAAATATCCGAATTTAACGTTCCAGTCAATCTTGCTACTTTGAAGTAGATACAGTTCTTTGTTAATAACAAAAGGATAATGAGTATCGAAGTTACCAGCTTTAGGATTCTGTAACTGTTTGATAGTAGCCAAAACGTGCTTCGCATAGATGTTTTTACCTAGTAGTTTTAATGTTTGTTGTAATGTGTATTGATAATTGTATTCGTAATCGGCAAAGTCATAATCTTGAATGAAGTAATAATCATCATTCATTAAAACGAAATCATCACTTATTTCTTTTTGAAAGGATGCGGTGACAATTTTTTCATGAATGTTCCTAGCTTTGTTATTATGCATATCTGGGTCTGATATGAATATTACTTCATCACTAATGAAATCAGGCTTTTCTCCTATAAGAAATACTTTCCCATAGTTTCTGCCAAGCTGCTCTAATGATCTTAAAGAGTAACGTAATTCATCGTTACTCCACATTGAACCCTTGCCTAAAATATACACTATATCTCTCATAACCAATCCTCCCATATTTTCCAACCAATGAGAACTGTTAATGAAAATGCAATAAGTTGTGTCATTAATATTGCATATACAACATCACTATGATTGAACACAAATCCACTTGCAATGATTGTTACAAAAATGAATGCAGCCTGTACAGATAAACTATGCATTACTAATTTCTCTAACTTCTTGTTTCTTTTTAATCTTGTAGTTACTAACTCTAATGTTCTTTTCATATTTGACTTTGTTTAATTGTTTATAATTTGTCTCCACTCTGGACAATGCAAATCAAGATCATTTTCGTTATCTTTGATTTCCGCATCCTTTGTTCTTTGAATGAAATAGTTAACCCTTTCTTCTTCTGTCATGTTGTTAAGAGATTCTATTTGTTGTATGACTGTAAATATAGAACTTCTCATATCTTCTTTTACTTTATCTAATACTGTTTTAGTACCTTCTTCAAATCCTAAATTAATGAATGGACTATCATCAAATTCAATTGCTGATAAGAATGGAAATGTTATAAATGATGAATTTTTTCTTGCTACTTTAATTATGTGAGGCTTATAGTCATACTTAAACATGAACTTTCTTATTGGCTTCCAGAATGGTAATTTCTTTTCACATGCAATCTCTATATATTTAAAGACAACATAGGTTGCGATAATGAGTATAAATTCAATATTACCTTTAGTAAAGAAACTAATTATAGCTAAAGGAAATATGATTGCAAAGAATAAAATGCTTGACTTTTTCATAATTGTTGGTTTTAATGAAGAAAGAAGGCACTTACGCCTTCTTTCGTTTAATGTTAAATATTTCTTTACTCTTACGAATGGGAAGTGATAACTCTCCATCAAATTCATCTGGTTGAATTTTGGTATCGAATAGATGATTTAGTTTGTCAACATATTCAAGTCTATATTTCTTGTCTTTCACTATTATCTTTGTAACATCAGGATTATCTTTAAAATACTTATTCACTTCACTAACTGTAAACATCTTACTGAATTGAGAATGTCTAAAGTTTTCAATAGCTTTATATCCTGATGATGGCATCTTTATTACAACCATATGAAATCTACCTGAATTAATGTTATCATAACAATAATCATCCTCATACATTTCTTGATCTTTAATCCACTTCATAAAATCAATGAAATGTTTCTTACCACTTTTACTATCCAGTAATACAAATAGATGTTGTTCATATCTTATATTACTTTTTACTAAAATCATATCTCCGATACCAACTGCTACTTTCCAAACAGAATTAAATTTATATACAAATTCATCACCATATTCTTTCAATACAGGAATTAAGAACTTCCATGTATCATTCATATAAATATTACCTATCTGAATTAGCATTTTATAAGATTGAACCTGTTGATTTAATTTCTTTTGATTTTACTTTTTCTTCTACAAATGGGATATACTGTTCCTTCTTTGCTTCTTCTTTATAGTAGTTATTGATTATTTCTTCATCACTTGGAGTTACTATACTAGGGTCATATACTGGTGCTGCAATAGGTGGTTCATGCTTTCCTGACATATACTCATTTACTGAACTCCAAGGGTCTACTTCTTTTGGTTCATCTGGTCTGATAGATGATACATGATAACCACCCATATCTCCATCATCATATAGTTCATCATCATCAATATCTTCTATCTCTTCTTCCTCTGGAACCAGTTCAACAACTTTATCATATACATCACCAAAATAATCAATTAGTTCTTCAATCTCTTCCCATTCTGCTTTTCTTTCCTTTAATAGTCCTGCCATTGGAGCAATCATTAACAGGACTGCTTTTTGTTTTGTCATATGTTAAATGTTTTACTCCAGTTAATAACGTGATGTCCACCAGTTTCAATATAATTCCTATCATTTTCCCATCCATTTTCATTATACCAAGTAATTTCATCAATACATCTATCATATCCCCATATTTCAGGAATATATCTTGAATATGCTATATCTGCACCTGCATCAACAAATGGAGAACTAACTTCTTTTCTGCCATATTTACCCATTAACATTATTTCAGCATCACAAGTAAATATTCTTGGCATACCTTGAATATCTGTTGATTCTACAATAAACCTTGGTAATAATATTTCATATTCACGATAACGTTCTGTTCTTCCTGAATTTACTATCTGTGTTAATACTGCAAGCCAATACCATCCTACTTGTATATCATATCTTCTTAGCTTTAATGAATGTAGAAAATAAATTGTTAAACCAGCCATAGTTTTCCAATCATCAATTTGGATAGTTCTATTGTTATGATTGATTTCCAATCTATCTATCATTGCTTTACATAAATAACCACGATACATAAAATAAAATGTCTTTTGGAAATATATATCGCATCCCGGTTTATCTTCAAATAATTCAGATGTTGTTGGATTTGTTGTGAGAGATTCATGTATCTTATAAATCTTTTCTTTTTCTTGTGTATCAATAACTTGCTTACCATTAGATTCCACAAGACCTTCCATGTAGTTATAGAAATCAGTCTTTTCAATTCTACCCATTCTACCATCTGCTTTCCAATCAGCTTTTGCATCCTTATTATAATAATCAATAAGTTTTAATGAATCATGTACTATATACTTGAATGCATCAGTACGTATAAATTGTGTATTTAATGGAGTTCCATTTTGATTGCAAGCATCATAAATACTCATACCTAAACTTACTAAATTATCACTTGGCTTTTTGAGTTCTTTATAGAAATATATATTATCGAATTCATCATGATTACTTAATAACAAATCTACTCCTGAACCTATTATGAAGTGTCCTTTCTCTTCATAATATAATTGTCTACCTGTTTTTGTTTTCATTTCCATAAACGCTAACCTACTCTCAATAATCCTCTTTAAAGAAGATTGATTAAGAGCATTACTATCGAAATATTCTGCAACCTCCTTACTTGTTGACCTGTGAATCATTTTGTATTGGTTTTAAATGTGGTGGGAAAATACTAGTTATTATCTTCGTGAGTGAATCTAAATCTAATACCACAATCACATCAAATTCTGAATCTGTCTTATCTTTATTTGTCATTAATTGATAAGGAATACTACCAAGCAATTCTTCATTCTTTTTAATTAATGTATCAAAGTCAAGAAAAGTCATATATACACGATCAAATCCGTCACTCTTATTTCTTCCAACTGAATTAGTCTTATGGTGAATTAATATCTTTGGTCTCTTTAACCATTCATTATCTGGTGCTAAACAAGCTATTGATTGTTGATGAACGTACATCAATTCAAGAACTGGTCTCATTCCCTTTTGATTACCAGCTTTCAGTTGCAGTCTGAAAGGTACATTGTCAAAATCAATTCCACATTTATCCAGAAACTTAGAGTTAAATCTTGTTGTCATACAATACTCTTGTTTCCAAACTTCACGTATGAGTTTGCCAAAGTACCTTTCAGCACTACTTCCTATTAACTTTCTCTGTTTGCCACTTAATATCTTCTTAGGAAGAAGAGTTACTAAATCATCAGAGTTCTGGTGCTTGTCCATAAGTTAATGAATTAAATTTATTTAAATATTCTTTCATTTGAGTAACATTTCTAAACTTCATCTTTATTTCGTCATTTGGATTATAACACCAACTATCAACATCATCAACATACATAATTGCTATTTTGTGAACTCTTGCAGCAGTAAGATAAATTGTATTAATTTTTTTAAATACAGGTTTATATCTTTCTTCTGTTGCAAATCTATAGTCAACTAATAGTACCATTTTAGATGTATCAATATTATTCCTATCAAATTTAAAAATGCTATCCTTTGCAATACACAATGCTAAAATTGTTTTTTCTTGTGTTAAGTTTTCATATTCTATTAATAAGCCTCTTGCTACAATATAAGTTACTTCCCCTAACTTTACAGCTTGTAAACCATTTCCACCTACTATATATCTCATTAAATTAAGATAATCATTACGATGTTGTCTTATGGTATCACTAACTCCATAATAATATCTATTATATTCATATAGCATCCTCCCATCAAAAACAATCTTTTGTCCATTAATCAAATTGAAAAATGGAACAAAAGGATTGTTAACTGTATCACAAGTAGTTGTCTTTTTATATAGATATGAACTTATCCTACCAATACTATCTAAGTTTAAAAAGTTTTCCATGATTAAGTTGGTATTTCACCCAATGGTACTAGATATTCCCATTTGAATGGTAAATATAATTTAAGTTCATCTTCTGATTTCTGCATTGTAAGGAAATTAGTAAAGAATTCTACCATTTGAGCAGCTATGTGAGCAGCGGTGTGAGTAGTTTGTTTCTGACTACAAGGTTCATTTGCAATAGTAGAATCATCAGGCAAGTTCTTACTTAAATATTCCTCAATTCTATCATAGTCTGTTCCCGGTATTACAAATATAGTTAATTGTTCAAATAATAACCTAGCATCAATGAAAATTGCATTAGGATTTCCTTCATATTCCATTCTCCACTTATTAAACATAATTTTCCTTGCTGCATTATTATCAAAAGCAGAGAAAGTATATTCATTTACCATTGAATCTTCACCATAAGCTTCATTAATATTGTCAATGGAACTATCACAAAACTCACCTATCAGTTCAGATAATGCAAATGTCTTTGTCTTACCAATGTTCTTTTTCCTAAAGAATTGTCCACCCATATTATGTTCTTCAATTATATCGAAGTCATATACAATAGGTTTAAATCCTGCTCTGCTTAGAAACAATGCTAACCATGAACCAATACCACCTGCACCACCTATCAATACATGTTCACCATCACCAAACCAAGGAGCATCTTTAAACCTAGAATACTTAGTTGGTACTATCTTCTCTTTTGCTTTATCAGCTATCTCCATTGATTTAGTAACATCTGGATTTTCATTTAACTTTGATGCTGGTATTCCTAATGTATCAAATGCTGCTTGTCTTGCAGTTTCAATAGGTTGAACAAATGTTTCATACATTCTTCTTGCTTCTTCTTCAGTATATGCAGTAATATCATTTACATTGGAACTTTCAGTTGATGAAATTTCATATGTTCTTACATGTTCTTGTGCTAACTGTTCAAACATATCACTAGCATTTGGATATACTTCACTTGAAGTTAATGGATTTCTTCTTTGTGCTGCTAACATAGCTGTAGCTGCTGACATTACTAAATCACTTGATGGTGTACCCATTGCAGTAGTAAATGGAACACCAGTTACATTGGGTCTTGCATTAACAGATAAACTATTCATCATTATATTATCTGGTGGTTCTATAAATGTCCTTTCATATTCTGCTCTTTCTTCTTCTGACATTGGTTCCATTAACCTTCTTCTTTCTGCTGCTAAATCTCTTGCTTCTATTGCTGCAAGACTTCTTGATATTGAGAAATCATCCCGTTGTTGTGACATTTGATAATAATTTTGTTTTATAAGAATCTAATTGTACTCCGATATTAACTACAAATGGGAATTGCTTTTCATACATTCTAAGATTAGTTATTACACTATCTAAATGACTAACAAATGTATTTGCTTTGATTTGATTAGAATCAACAAGATTGAAATACTTCATATATAATTTAAGATAGTTCTCAACTACAAATTTAACATACTCTACATCTGTCTTTGCTACTCTTTCTCTCTTATTCAATATAGCAGTAGTAGTTTCATATCCATAGTTCTTCCCATTATTAAGAACAAATTTAAGTAAATCTTCCATTGAACCATTATTACTATTGCTCCTATTACCTTCTTTATTTGTCCAATCATTACCTTCCCATCCTTGATTCCAACTACCTTGGTATGCTTGACTTACTGGAACAATAGCTTTTGCTTTCTTATCTGCTTCTCTTTTCTCTGCTTCCTTAATAATTTCCGCAATCCTTTCCTTAAATTTAGTATCAACATTGAATATCTCTGGTGGCTTAATAATTTCCACATTGTGAAAACACATAATGCTTTCAGTATACTCATTACCTTTGATATTATACTCATCTCCATTCTCATCTCTAGCAACAAAATTTGGATTAACAACACAATTTGCTTCATAAGCAACTCTTGCTGTCATTTCCATCTTATTATTTACTATTAATGATAAATAGATGTTATGATTTGATACATTGCGTTGTAATTCACCTGTATCTTCTGGAGAAAAGAATACTGACATTGTATTATGAGAATGCAAATGTCCTAATATAATATTACCAAACAATTCATTTTCCATCATGTAACCTACAAGAGCATTATCACCTTGGTCTATATCATATTCAGTATGTGCAACACTACCTTTATCCATTGGAAAGAAATCAATTACTGTTAATTTCATTTTACTTGGATTGCGGATAGAACCTTTCACTCTATAAAACAATGCTGCTGACCATTCTTCTTTGTAGATTTCATTACAGATATATCTTAACTTATGCATGATGTTATTCGGGATAACCAAACTTACTAATTCTTTTCTCTCTATTACTTCTCTTGATATGGTTGTTGGCTTCATTTTCTAAATGAGTTTTAATGTATTTTTTAATATTTGGATGAACAAAGAAGTTATTTACAAAGCTTTCAGTTGTTGTTACTATTTCAAGCTTAATATTATCTCCATTATAAATGAATGTTCTATCAAGTTGAGTTTGTGTAGGAAGTTTCTTTCTTTTAGATAGATTTACATAATCACCATTTGTTAATCTTCCTACTATATAACTTTGAACATACTCTCTAATGTCACTAGAAAACTTAATGTACTCTTCAAATGTTTCATCATCATTTATTTTTACTTCATTCTCATACTTCCAGTTAATATCCATTCTATTTTCCTGTCTATATTCAAATAGCTTTTCTGCATAACTTTTATTATCTGATTCTAAGATTACTGGTAGTGTAGTTTCATTACTATTTAAATTTCCTATCTTATAAAACGGTACTCCTTCTAATGATTCCCATCCTACTAGTGTTTCTAACATATAGAATAATGCTTGAAAGTTTTCTCTGGTTAAGTTATCAGCACATTCCATCATCAAAGCACCAAATTCACTTTCCCTGTCACCTATACAAAATGGATAAAAATTACCTACTAGAAATTGTAGATGAGAATGCATATAAGAACTATATGCTTCAATATCAGTTACTTTACCTCTAGTTCCACCAATGGCAAATGGAACAAAATTGTCAATTTCCTCACAATATACAAATTGTATCTTAACATACAAATCTTTTATATTATGTTTAAAATTTACTGAATTGGTAATAGTTATATCAGGGAACTTAACAATTATATCAAAGATATATTGTCGCTGATTATAAGTAATTACATAATCATAACCTGCATAGTTCTCTTTTATTTCAGTAGTAAAGTGATTATAGATATTGAATTGTATATCCCATTTATCAGGATATATAACTTGTAAAGATTCCATTGTAAAAAGCAAGAAGTTATGCCATTTTTTATTTATCCTCCCTTTTTTAATTTGATTATCTATCCAATGAATGTTCTTTGGTAATTGTGCTAAATTAACAGCATCTAACCAATCAGTCATTAATTTGTTTGTTACTCTTTCCATAGTATGAAGAATGAAAAAGGAATAGCACATGATGCTATCCCTCCTGATTAAGTAATCAATTAATATTTGATTAATCCACGAAACTCCCTTTTAATATCCATTGTTGCTGAATTAATATCGGTAATTTCTTTAAGTGGTTCGTCATTAAATGGAAGTTGTTCTGGTACTTTAACCTCTGGTGGTGGTGTATTAATGTGTGATATGATATAATCCAGCTTTTTATCAATAGCTTTCAATAACATTTCAGTATGATTATCACCATTTGTTTCACTAACACCTTTAACACTACCTTTGAATTCTTTTGGGCCAGCATCAGCTACACTTTGCACAACATCTGCTACATTCTTTGTAGCTTTAGGCTCTTTCACCTTCTTTTCTTTAGGTAACTTATCCTGTGCTTCCAATGCTGCTGCTACCTTTGGCGTTACCCAACTATCTAACAATGCAACCAAATCAGCTTCCTTCTTATTAGTGTAACTCTTATCTGCACTAAAATGGGCTTTCCCCTCTACGGGGAAATGCCCAATTATTTCCTTAATCCTTGCTCTTGTTTCAGATGCTCCACTCTTAGTTTGTGCAGGTAACAAAAAGAAAGTAAAGTTTGATTTAGGCAATACTGCTTCATCTACTTCCAGAGTATGCCTGTTCTCACCAATTATCATCTTCTTACCTTGTCTGCTAACACCTTGTCTTTCCAGTTCTGCCATTAGCTGTCCTAATGTTTGTGCAGATGAAGTGTGGACAAAGTTCTTTCCACCTGTGTTAACAACATTAATTTTTCTTTGCTCGGAGATACTTAACTCTTGTGACATTGTGTTTTGTTTTTAATATTTAAAAATTCTTTTCATTCTTCTACTAGTTAGAATATCATCTATCAGTCTCATGTGATGTTTACCATAAAATCCACCTTTACCACTAGTATAATATTCAGCAGCAGGATGCCCTGCTATTAACACATTATTCTTATCTAGCTTAACATAAGCTTGTAGACAACTTTGATATTCCAGTATATCATTATCATGTATGAAAGGTAAGAAAGATTTTGCTTTCTCTCCCCATAATAAATAGAATGCTGGTTGTACTTTACTTAATCTACTTATAAGTTGCTCTGAAAAGCCTCTCCAATATTTTACATGTGAGCCGGGACTATTAGGTTCAACAGTTAAAGCAGTATTTAATAAGAACACTCCCCTATTTTCAAGATCAGTTAATGATTTATCAAAGTTATTACCATCTTCTTTTTCTATAGCTTGTAAGCTAAATGGTTTAGGAAATCCTTCATTAACAGCAAAGGCCAAGCCTGTAGCCTGACCTTTCTTAGCATATGGGTCTTGTCCTAATATTACTACTCTAACCTTATCAACTGGCATTTTAAATACTCTAAATACATTTTCTTTTTCAGGATAAAATTTAGACTTCAGTACATTATCTCTTAGATTCTTCCATGAATCACTTTCAAAAAAACCTCCTATTAATGGATGCCATGATTCATGAATTGATGCTGGAATATTAGCCATAATCTAAAAATTTATTTAATTCAGTTTTACCATGCCTATGCTTTAAATCTGATGGGTCTTTCGCATCCTTGACTTGATTTGAAATGTATTTTAATACTGCTTTGTTTGGATAGAGATTATTAATTTTCTCTGTGAGTTTCAATCCAGCAATAATACCTTTCTCGTCATTATCAAAGATAACAATTATTTTGACAAATCTAATGCACAAGTCCATTAATATTTCTTCTTTCGGAAACATTCCTTCATTTTGAAACCATATACAATCCTTTCCTTCATTCTTGACTACTCTGTAATCTTTATATGACTTCAATATATATAAGATAATACCAATTCTCGGTAATCTTCTTATACCACCTATATCATTTTCATTACAATTAGTAAGCCATTTACCTGCTTTTTGTGGAGCCAAAGGTCTGTATATCTTTGTTCTTCCATTGTCAAAGTCACTATATGCATACATAATATCTGTTGGCCTAATAGTAATCAGTATTCCTTTTCTACTATAAAACTGATACCATATTCCAGCAAATACATTATCTTCCATCAAATTAGTTCTTCTTATTTCGTATCTATCATACCAGTAGTTCTTATCTATTGGAAAGAAGCCTCTAGCTTTATACACTATTTCATCACTAGGTCTTTCTTCACCAATCTTAGTGATTTTGCCTAGTATTGATTTGTTAGCTTTGTTATTTATAAATACGTTATCAAACAAAATAGGCTTGGAACTACCAGAGTTCAAGCCTAATTGAAAGTAATCATTTAAGAATAACAAACATTCTTTGAATGTAAGATGCATCTTATCCATGACTGCTTGAAAGCAATCTCTCATTGGATAATTCGGGTCACCAAAATCTTTGAAATATAGTATGCCATTATACCATGTATAGTAACAACCTGGCTTTTTATCTACTCGAAATGGAGACTTAACATATGTGTTAACTGGTGGTAATTCATCTAATACTAATAAGTAGATTTCTTCTTGACTTAATCTTTTCAGCACTTCTTCCTTCCTACATGGAATGAACTCTGAATATTGGTACATACAGGATAAGTTGTAGGATGATATAAATAGAGAAAGGATGCCAAAGTTAGCATCCTTTCCCTATACATTAGCAGAAATTTTTCTTTTTACCAACCTGAATTGTCACTTTCTGCTGCTTCAGTTGTGGCAGGCTGGCTTGTAGTTGCACTACTCATAGTATCCTCTGCACTACCAGCTTCTTTCTGCTGTGTAGCATAATGGCTTTCCATAAACCACGAATTCCTTCCGAAAGTGTGGTAGTTGTTAGCATCATCTTTGTAGTGGAGTTCACCATCTGTTCTATCTTCTTTCCATTCTCCAACAGGCTCTTCCGCTTTAACAATGAATTTGCCATACTTCATTTTGGATGGAATTTCTAAGAAGGTCTTTGTGTTGTCTCCGCTAATCTTCCATTGCCATTGTAAAAATATGTCTAATTTTCTATCCGCAAAATCTTTTGGCAAAATTTTCATACAAACAGCACAAAAGTCCTTAAATGTTTTGATTTCAACACTTAAACCCTTTTCCAGTTCTTCTTTCGTTAAGAAACAATGCATAATGTGTGTAATCCTGTCATTCAAACTTTGCGTAGCTTCGTTTGCAGCTATCTTCCATTCCCTTGTACCAAACTCAACAACCTCATTACTTTTGTCTTTATCTGTATTATAAAGCTTACTTTCTTTAGTTACTGGGAATAACCTGTAGCTTTTCTCAACCCCGCCAATTTTAAAGATTATATCAAGTGCTTCCATTGCTGCACCATTCTTACCTGCTTTATCTGTGTACTCAAACTTCGTCATATATGTCTTACCGAAGTTACCACCAAATTTAAGACTAGAACCTACACTAACGTTATCGTTACCTAGTCCATAACCCACCTTTGAAATTTCTTCTGCCATACAATATATTTTTATGATTGTTTACAATATAAGAAACTCCCTTAACTTAATAAGGGAGTTTCTATTATTACCCCATCCTACAATGTTTACCAGCTATCAGAATCAGCCTGTACTGGCTGTGCTGCTTGTTCTGCTGTCCTAACTCCAGCATTTTCAGCACCATTACTTGTACCATTACCCTGTGCTGTTATTGTTGCATCACCAGCTTCACCCTCTACAGGCATTTCCACATCATCAATAATGGTGATTGGTGCTTTGGTAGATGTTTTGCTGTAATGCATTTTCTTACCCTTAATCTGTGGCTTGTCAAACAATTGCTTTGCCTGATCTGCTGTAAGCCCTAATTCTTTTTTAATTACCTTCCGGCTTTTACCAGCTTCCAAGGCTGCAATAACGCTGGAAACGCTTACAGTAACAGGTTTTCCAACAATTCTTTCCCTTTTTACTTTTGGTGCTTCATTAGTTCCCGCATCCAAAGTTGTGTTTTCAGTACTCATTTTTTAAATTTTAGAATTTTTTGATTATTATTCGTTGTTTATGAGTGTAAATATATAGTACTTTTCTAACCTGACAAATTTAATTGCATGTTTTTTTTAATTTTTTTGTGAAATAATGAAGTTTCAAATTCCATCATAATAGGCATTTACCTTGTCAACCACCAATCCCATATCATTTAAGATATATGGAGTACCAAATGCGCCATGAGATTTTGCAGTAGCATAAAAGCCATCATCTTCGACTACGAACTCTTTAATAGCCTTCTTTTCGGCATCATCATACCTGCTCCTACCAATCAGAACAATGTCAAATTTGCCTTCGGGAGTAATGTATTCCTGAACTGCTTTGCCAGTAGTCTTAAAACGATAACCTTTTCTGCCATCAGCAGTATCATATTCTTCTCCATGAGCCATCATGATGAAGTTCTTATTATTTGGCAACTTTTCAATTGCTTCAAATATCTTACCCATCATGTTACCTATCTTCTTTGGTGCATCCCATCCAGTACTCAATGACTTTGCCATATAATAGTCCTGCATGATGTAATTAGCATCATCTAATACTATATTCTTAATTGGTGCTATTCCAGCTAATAGGTGCAATGCATGAACTATTAAGTCTGTTCTAGTATTCCAATCAGAAAATATCAACCTCCTGTAATCTTTTAAATCAACAGCTATACTCTTTAAGCTGAACTTCTCATATACAGGATACATCTTTCTTGTACCTTTTCCCGGTAAATCTTTCTTTGTTATGGATAACACATATGTCTCTGCTGGATTCAATCCTTTAATTCCAAATTCAGGATGCGGTATGAAAGATGTTGTCTTTCCAAGTCCACTTGGAGCAATCACTAAAATGTTACTCATTTAAAAAAGTTTTTTTGAATGAATCTATCAATGTCCTCTAAATAGTATAATACTATAAGGAATGCTACAAAACATATTGTCTCTGTCATATTTAGGGTTTTTGTTTTTCGTAGTTTATTTTTATTTTTTAATGGGGTTAAACCAATTCAAATTACCAAACATATTTAACTGGTAATGTAATGGTGCATCAGGAATATCTCTAGCTTCAACTATATGTAAGCTACGATAATTAGGATGAAGTAATCTATCATTCTTATCTACTATCTCTAATCCGAAATGTTTCTTAATACCATACTTATCATCATTTGGATTAAACATTGTAAATACTACATTACTATCTTCACTCAAATTACCTGTATCTTTCACATCTTCAGAACTAGGATAAAAGTATTCACCAGCATACTTTATTCTTTCAATGTCAAATATGTTTCTATTAGTATGAATTACATTAACGAATATAAATTTGCATATATTACGAAGTTCTACTTGATATTCAGCAAACTTATCAATGTTCTCTTTCATACTAAAATTTCTCTCTCTAACTAACTTTCTAACATGATCTGTGATAACAATCAATTGTTTGTTTTCATCATTAGGTTGATAACCTATAATCCTTTCTTTCTGTTCCTTATCTCCATTCTTATCAATGATAGTATATTTTTCAACAACAAACTTTCCATTCTGTTTGGCATATGTCAATATGTAGTTCCTAATACCAGTTGGATTTTCTCTATGTTCAATGAAATCTATTCTACCTTTCTTTATTCTTTCTCCTCTTATATTATACTCACCAAATAAAGGAATTATCCTTGTTCTATAGATTATTCTTAATTGCTCTTCATGTTCAGTCTTAACAACAATTGGTTTACTATTATCATCTAGTAACTTCCCCATTAAATAATCAGCACTTATTGGATATTGTTTACCTTCATGTTCAAATAACTGAATACCAAAATCACGAAACATAAAAAAAGCAGCAAATTTAAACTCCTTTCTTAACCTGCTTATTTCAAATGAATAATATATCCATTCTACATTAGCATTTGGAGATAACATATATACAGCTAATATGAATATGAAATCTATTAATGTTGTCTTTCCTACTTTTGGCGGTGCTGCTATACTATATATATGTTCTTTTTGAGTTCCTAATGTGTCCTTAGTTAAAGAAGGAATGCCCATTGGTAAACCCAAGTTCATTCCTTCTTTTCCTTTTTGGAATGCGGTAACGAAATTCATTAAGGTTCTACTTTTACAAGATGTTCAACAGGATAGACTACCATAATTGATCCACTATTATCAGGTTCTTCCATGATTACATAATGTGTTGCTGATAAACCATATAACAGATATTCAACAGGAGTTTTCAGAGTTCTTTTAAACTTGTCATTTTGCATAACTCCTAAATAACCATGTTGTATCATAGGGTCATCAAGTTGTTCTTCAGCAATATTACTATATACTATCCCATCGCTAAATGTGTATTTCATCGGATTTTATCTGTGTAGCGATTTGATTCACTACCTTTACTTAGTTTAACAATCTCTAACATTTGTTCTAACTTTGACCTTGTTGTTCCTTCTACTTTCTTAGAGATAAAATTATCTGCTTCTATCATATATGTAGGACTGTTTCCTTTAACAAACCCACTTGTATAATGTTTTGCAGCTTCCATTACATCAGCTTTTCTTATATCAGGATTAGCAGCAAAGAACTTCTTCATCTTTGCTATACATGTTGCTCTATCTCCTCCTTTAGAGCCTTTTATATCCATCCATAATTTACGATAATCATCAATAACCCAATCCCATTTTACATCAATAGCAGTTCCTTCTTCACTAAATAGAGGAATATTCCATGTTATCTTTCTTGTAGAATAATTTCTTTCTACTATCTTAGTGAAGTTTACCTGCTTTATAATTTCATCATCAATAATTCCAGTTGCATCTACATTATAAAAGATTGACAATAGATATAATGTGCCTGCATTTGTTTCGATATTAAATCTCTCAAGTTGTTCATAAACTGATTTATTTACTATCATATACTGATTTTAAAAGTCATTGTATTTAAAGTTACCTACTAATATTTGGGAATAACTAGTTCTAGTTATAGTAGATTCATCAAATGACTCTAGTGCAGTATCAGTCCATTCTTTATCTTGCGTATCAACACAACATAAGATAATGAATTTACCTGTATGTCCACGAATATACCTGATTAGTCTACCTAACCTTTGTACTAAATCCCTATCAACAGAATTTACTTGGAGAGCCAATGCACCTTTTACTTTTTTGATATTAACACCTTCATTTAGTGCTTCAACACATGCTAATCTATTAGTTACATCATCATTGAATAACTGTAAGTGTTTTGCATTATATCTTTTATTGCTAGAATGAAACTTGTATTTACATAACTCATTAGCATGTTCAATAGACCCTGCAAATATAAGATATTTCTCATTCTCTGGAATGAAATTGTCTAACAAATACTTAGCAATTTCTTTCTTACTACTCATGTTGTAGATTAGCCTCATTCTTTCTCTTACAGCATACTCATATTTTACCCTACCTTCCTTATCTTTCTTAGCATAGAGCATTTTTTGAAGCTTTTTGTCCTTATAATTATAGTTCTCTTTCTCTGTCACCATGAACTTTTTTTCCTTCCCGCCAGCCTCAATATTCCGGTTAAAATTGTCCAACCTAGTTTCCACAATTAGTATAGAATAAGGAGAAACCAGCTTTAATTTGACTGCGGTGGCTAGGGGAATACTTACTATGGTCTTGATGCCAATGGCCTCTAAAAGCCTTAATTTCTCTTCACTTTTGGGTTTGGTTGCGGATAGACACATGATACCCTCATAAATGTTGTGCTTGAAAAATATTGCATTTGCTGTAGTAATGTGATGATATTCATCCTCTATGATGAAATCGAATTGTTCATTCTTTATCTTATGCAAACTAACATAGCACACTCTCCTGACATTATTATTATATATGTCTATTGCTCCCCATTTCAGAAATTCATCCTTCCAGTTATTATCTCTTAATTCTTCTGTTGGTACTACTAAGAGGATTTTTGCTCTTGGTCTTTTACTTACTAGATCAATGCATTCTTTAATAGCAAAATAAGATTTACCAACACCAGTTGCAGCATCTATTGCTCCTTTCTTACCATTTTGATGAAATTTAAATGATACTTCATCAGCTAGTTGCATTCTAACTATATTAATAGTTAATTCAAAATCAATTTGACGCAAATTTTCTTCTGATGTTTCTAACCATTCAGCATATGCATTAATGTTTTCTAAGATAGTTAGATTTTGTGTCATGGCAATGATGTTAATTTTCTTCTTTAAAAGATGATGCTAATATTCTAATTCTACCATTAATTAAATCAAAGTTCTTTACTGGTTCAATACTTTCAATTGTTGCTGATATTAAATTCATATCTGTTACGTACCACTTATGATTTAGGAACCATATAATATGACCAATTGTTAGTTGTTCAGGATTTGTTATATATAAACAACATACATATTTGTAATACTTTTGGTATTCAATATGAAGTAATTTACATACAAATAATTTGAACTTGCTTGGTACATTTAATTCATATTTTCTTAATACTGTGGCATTGTACACAAATATTGGCGGTAACTCTGGTTGTGTTTTGTATTCCATTTTATAGAATTATAATGGTGTTAATTTATCAATAGATACCTCTGTAACTTGTGCAAATCCATCTTCTATTTTATCAATAATATACCTTACATGTTCAACATCATCCCTTATACCAATTTCTTTCATGGCATGAATATGTCCTACAATACCTTTCAAGAGAGTTTCAGTTATTACTTTACCACCAGCTTCAGTTGGTGTACCATCTGGATTTACATATGCACTTCTATCAAGATTACTTTGTGCATTTAATGCTATTTGTGTACTTACTGGTCTTGTTTTATCATCACCTTTATCATCAGTAACAGTTAGTTGTACAATTACTTCAAATATAGCTTGCATTGTTTTATGGTTTAATTGAAAAGAACAAATTATTTACCCTTTTTTCTAGTTCATCTCTTGCTGTCATTTTCATCTCATTCCACGATTCAGATTGTTGTGGTTTACTTACTGACATATCATTACAAAATTCTATCATGGCTCCTAAATCTGCTATTGACAGCTTTGATAATCTTGTCTTGATTATCTTCAATCTTAATACTTGACCTTTCATAATTTAAAGTTTAATCTTCTTCAATATCAAATTCTATTCCTGCTGCAATAGCATTTATTATCTTATAACATCTTTGAGTATAATAATCATAATCAAGATTATCTCTTACTTCTTGTGGAGTTATCAAATCAAGATTATTACATTGTACACATAAATATGCTGCTTCAATACCAATCTCTCTATGTCCTACATCAGTTATCTTAATAAGTTTACCTTCTTTGATAACTTTATTTTCTAATGGTGGCATTATCTTTATAAACTTAAAACCTTCTTTTGCAACGAAATATCTAGTAATGTTGGGTAACTGTTGTTCTTCTTCAATGCAAGTTATTGAATATTTCTTAGTTCTTTTTGTTTTTGTTGCATATTCTACAACTGTTGTTGCCTGAATTCTTTGCACTAACTTTGAGGTTTTTGCCAACTTAGCCAGCTTGAAAAAATCATATAAGTTTTTATCCTTCTTAGCATGTTCAGCTATAAAGATTTCTGGTTTAATACCATTTATATAATATTCTTCAATTGCTTTTGGCACAATCAATTGACTATGGTTCTGGTGGAGTTCACGTTCTATTAAGAATACACCTTTTCTTTTAATCTTCCCATTCACTTTGATACCTAGATAATTGTTAACGTCACGTTGTATAATCTTTACATAACTATCAAGTTCTAGTTTCAGTCTTGTAAGTTGCATCCATTGATTAATAATGGTATTGACTATAGACCTTTTTGAGTGATGATAGCGTATCAATACACCGTCTGTATTAACTTGTATTACTTCAATATCATTGTCAAGGCATTGTTCAGCAATCATGACTAACAATAACTGTCCATTAAGACATATTTGCATCATGAATTGCGGGTCATACATTGGGGAATGATCAGAATTGGATTTGCCATATAATGCTCCATTAAGTGCTAATTTAATGGCTTTCACTACTTCTGCATCTCCTATAACTGCTCCTTCCATTCTCTGCTGATATAGAATGTCAATTACATCAACAAATATATCAACAGGAAAGTGAGCAGGGTGTAATCTGTTACGTGCAGCTAACATTGGATAATAAGAAGATACATCTAAGAGGTCTATTAAATAACCATCTTTAGCTTCCCATATTCCAACACCTTTTGCACCATGTAATCCACCAGTTCCAAAGTCAAATTGAAAATTTTTATATATAATGTTTAGTTGTTTCAATTTTCCTTTTTTCAGAGTATTATTACAATATGGTAATAAGTCTCTGACTTCATCTAAGGGTATTTCATTGAATTGACCCTTTGTATCTACTATAGTCTTAGTTCTCCACCATACTAGAAACTTATCTAGTATCTCTG